GATAAAGGAGGCATGGCTTCTAACATGTATATGGGTGTTAGTTACTATATTTCTTCATACTATTTTGGAGGAGAAATAGATACCGTACTTAGTGCAGTAGAAAATATCCCAATTCCAATAGTATCTGGACAATCACAGACAGTTGTTAATTCGAATTATATAGACGAAAGTCTAATAGGAGATTATCTTATATTTAATATATATACATATCTTAGATAATGATAAATAATTTAGAAATATTAAAACCTATTTTGCATTTTGAAAAGGATTATTATGTAAGAGTTATAATTCTTTCAAGATCAAAAGATGGAAATCTTTTACAAAAGAGAATTGGAAGAGATCTTTTCTTTGGAACTCTTGAATCTCTACAAGAAGCAATGCCAGATATTATTGCAACAGCTACAGAGTATAATGCCAGAGTTTATATTGATACCGTCTCAAAAAGATTATCTTCAGGATTTTTAGCACAAATAGAATGAGAACGATTTAAGGTTTTTGGTATTAAACCTCAACTAGAAGCAGTAATTATAGAAGAAGATTTCTATGGGCTATATGATGCCGATGGATATGCTAAGGAAGAAAACGAAATAATAAAATCTTTATCTGAAGAGTTTAACTTCAAACCCTTAATAATAAAATCTTCAAATGAGGGAGAACATTGATTATATAAAGGTTCCGAACTTAGAACATTATCAAATTCAGTTAATAATAGCTATATTAGAAATAAAATTTTTATAGAGCACGCTTGAGCATGTTTATATAATCCGTTTAACTAAATGCAAGCAAACAAATATTTTAAAGTAAAAGAATTAGTATCATCAAAAATATATAAAGAATATGGAGACGATGCTATAAAATTTCTAGATCCAAAAGCACTTAAAGCTTTAGAGAACGTTAGAGAGATTTTAGGAGTTCCTCTGATCTGTAATAACTGAGCAGCAGGTGGATCTAGAAATTATTGCGGTTATAGAGAACCTGGATGTGGAGTAGGAGTTAAAAATAGTTACCATTGTATAGATATAAATACTGAAATACTTACAAACCATGGTTGAAAAACTTATAATACAATAGATATCCAAAATGACAAAGTATATAGTTATAATATAGATAAGAATGGAATAGAAATAGTGCCAATTCAACAATATTTCTTTCAAAAATATGACGGAGAAATAATTCAAATACAAAATAAGTTAATTGATATTTTTGTAACAGATCAGCATAGACTTTTAACTAAGGCGAAGAATAATTATAAAGACCGTGAGTTTTATAGATTTGAACTAGCAAAAGATTCATTTGGCAAACGTAGAGAAATAATGAATGCTGCTAATAACTTAAGTGTTAGTGAAGATTTTGATTTAAATATTTGGCGATTAGCAATGGCAGTTATTGCTGATGGTTCAATTTCTAAAAAAAATATTAGAAAATATAATAATTTTGTATCTAAGTTGGTTAAAGAAAGAGATATTAATGAATTGGAAAACATTCTATATAATCTTAATCTATCTTATAGTAAAACTAAAGTTATTAGTTATTATTTATCAAATGGCGATCCTTATTATTGTTGGCAATATATACTTCCAGTAACGAAAGTCACAAAGTCGGTTTTAGATATAATTGGAAAGAATAAGAAAATACCTAATACTGTATTAGAACTTCCCTCTTATATATTGAAGGAATTATTAATTACATATGCTAAATTTGATGGAACAATTGATAAACGAACTAATTGTAACTGCATGACCATATACTCTACAGACGAACATAATATCGATATGCTGCAAAAAATGAGTATACTTGCAGGAATGCGATGTATTAAAAGATCGTTTACAAATCAGAAAGTAATATGTAATAATATTGAAACTACAATTCGTGAAATACATCATTTATATATCCACTTAAATAGGTCTGAAACTAGAATTAACGAAAAGGATTGATCTAAAAAACAATTTTCTGGATATGTTTGATGTGTTAGTAACCGTAATGAGACTATTATAACTCGAAGAAATGGCAAAATCGCAATTATTGGAAATTGCAAAGGACAAGCTTTTGATTTAATATCAACTAAATTAACTGCTAAAGAGATGAGAGAAATTCTTGATAAAAATCAAGATAAACTTAGGTATCCTATACGTGTGGAAAAATGAGACAATAAAGGTGAAATCTCTTGATTACACATTGATATTGGAAATACTAAAGGTAAAAAATTATATTTTTTTAAAGCATAACATATGAAATGATATATTAAACTATTAAGATGGATCTGGGAGTTCCCACAGTGTCTCCTAGGTCTCATCTTAACCAAACTCTATAATGTAGAGTATAAAGAAACATACAAACAAATTCCAATTTATGCTGGCGACTTTCCTGGAGGTATTTCATTAGGATTATATATTCTAATGGGTGAATCTGCTAGAAAATATAATAGAAACAGCATTAAAGATCATGAAT